AAGGGCCTCCTAGCCCCTTACATCAGCACTGGCTCGATGATCGGCTAGTCATGTCGTTTGCATCCGTCCGCTCCGATCTTGCAGCTGCTCTCACTAACGATACGCAGTGGCAGACTTTCTCGTATCCTCCCGAGGCTCCGAGCCCTAACAGTGTAATTATTACACCGGGCTCGCCTTGGATTACACCACTCACCATTGGTAACAAATCGGTAACGGTAAACTACCGCATCAAGGTTTGTGCCAACACCGCAGACAACCAGGGCGAACTGACACGCCTTGAGGATTTCATCACAGACATCATCGAGCTGCTCCCATCGTGGACTGTTCTTAAGTCTGTTTCTGCACCACAAGAACTTCAAGTAGGAACCGCCTATTTGACTGTAAGCGACATCGATCTTGAGGTCGCAGTCTCTTTCTGAGAAAGGAAACACAATGCCAACAACTATTCTCAATGGCGGCCAACTTACGCTGACCATTAACGCGATTGCGCGGAGTGAGCAGATCAGTTCAGCGGTCCTCACTGTCGAACAAACCCGTAACGCTTACAACCTCATCGGTGGAACTAAGGCTTTCAAAGTTGTGGACAACAACGTCACACTAGCTGTGGAAGTTATGCAGGACTGGTCATCAGGTACTTCTGATTTCTTGGATGCTTTGTGGACTGCTTCAGGTACCCCTGATACTTCCATCCCGTTCGTTCTTACCTGCAACAGCCAGACTTTCACTGGTAGCCTGTTCCCTGAATACCCAACAGTCGGTGGCGCTGGTAACGATGCTCTTACTTGGTCGGTTACTTTCCAGTGTGCCGGTGTACCTACTAAAGCATAAGGAACTCAATGAAAATCCGCATCACTTACATTGACGAAACAACAACCGAGGCTGGTATCCGTATTAGCGACAGGTATGCATGGGAACAAAAGTTCAAGAAGTCAATATCTGAGTTTGAAAAGAACCCAGCGTTGGGCGATGTCCTTTGGATGGCTCACCGCGCTATTGCTCGTACTGAGCAAGGTTTGGCACCTTTCGAGGTTTGGGTTAATCAGGTCGAGGATTTTGACATCTTGGACTCAGACCCAAAATCTTAGATGAGGGTTCTGTTGGGCGACTGGCTTGTGAGTTAGCAGTCGCTACACAGATTCCTCCTAGTGTTTGGGTGGAACAGGATGAGGATGTCATTCTGACGGTGTTACATATTTTGGAGACAAGGAACAATGGCTAACAATTCACCGCTAGTGGACAAGCGTGGCATGGCTACGTCTGACCGCAGCATGAATGTAACCATTCGAATTGACGACCAAGACCTTAAAAACTTCCTATCTGTTATGAACAAAATGAACAAAGAAGCCAACACCGAGCTAAAGCAAGAAGTTCTCAACATCAGTCGCATGACTGCCACAGCTTTAAGATTGTCTGCTATCTCACCTCGCCAAAAGATTATTGCCGACACAATTACGCCACGCTATGACCGCACCCCCACGATCTCTATCGGCGGCAGTAAGAAAATCCAGTCATACAAACGTGGCGGCGGCACTGTTGGCGACATTCTTTTCGGTGTCGAGTTCGGTGCACAACAAGCATTTCTTCGTAATGGTGGTCGCGCTTTCCCACCTCGATCTGCGCCTGCTGGATTTGGTGGCGGTTCACGCGGCTACTGGCTGTTCCCAACTCTCAGAGGCTTACAGCCAGAAATCAGACGGCGCTGGTACCAGGCTGTCGATAACCTCATTGACGATTGGAGTACGCGATGAACACTTCAAGCCGTACAATGAAACTGGCGTTGCTTGCTGACACAGCACAATTTAGCCGAGGACTTAAAAGCGCAACAAAACAGACTCAAACCTTCAGCGGCAAAATCACTCAGATGGGCCGTCAAGCAGGTAGGGCATTTCTTAACCTTGGTGCTGCTGCTGGACTTGCAGCTGTGGCTATCGGTGTCGAAGGTGTCAAGGCTGCGATCGCAGATCAAAAGGAACAGGCCACACTCGCCAAGACCTTACAGAACACCACCAAGGCAACGAACCTTCAGATCAAGTCTGTTGAAAAGTACATTGAGAAAACCCAGTTCGCTACTGGTGTCACTGATTCTGATTTGCGTAAGTCCCTTGACCGTTTAGTGCGCTCGACTGGCAACGTAACCAAGGCACAAAAGATTCAATCATTGGCGCTAGATGTTTCTGCCGGTACAGGTAAAGACCTTGAATCTGTCACTAACGCTATCGCTAAAGCCTATGACGGCAACTACGGTTCATTGAAGCGCCTCGGTGTCCCGATCAGCGATGCCATCATGAAAACCAAAGATTTCGATGCTGCCCAAAAGGAACTAAACAAAACCTTTGGTGGACAGTCAGCAATTGCAGCGAACACAATGGAAGGCCGAATGAAACGGCTAACCGTCCGATTCGATGAGGCTAAAGAATCTATCGGCGCAGCTCTACTCGAAGGCCTAGAACCACTGTTCGCTTTCATGGAATCACCAGCAGGCCAAAAGTTCATTGATGACTTTGTTGTTGTGTTCGCAGACTCCATGAAACTAATCGCTCAAGTACTGCCCGGCATTGTCAAAGAAATGGGCAAGTTCGTTAGCAACGTAGGCAACGTAGGCATCATGGGCGCTGTCTTTTCTGACCCTCGACTTGCTACTGCTGCCCTTGCTTTCGGTGCAGGTACTTTGCTCGGTGGTCCTGCTGTCGGTGCTTTGGCTGCTGTCGCTGCCTACGCCGCAACCAATGATGCTATGGGCTCGGCTGATGCTGGTGCCAAGAAACTCAAAGGCAAAGCAATCTCAGGCTCAACAATCAAAATACCTGGTGTTTCTGAAACTGGTGGCGATGTCACAGCGAACCGCAACCGCCTTTATGGTGGACTGACCAGCAACCTAAACTCAAATCCTGCTGGCTCATACGGTGGTGTCATGGGTGGTGGCAACGTAAACATTACTGTCAATGCTCTTGACCCTGCCGCAGCTGCACGAGCCGTCCAACAGGCACTCAACAAAGCCAACCGCATGGGTGTCTCTCGACTGTCTGGTGCCGCTGGATGACAATCACCTATGGCGTGAGACTTACGGTTGCAGGCCAAGGCAGCGTGGACATTGGCGATTTACTAGATTCTTTGCAGATCAGTTCTGGCTCGTCTGATGGCTGGCAGCAACCTGACCCTGCCTCATGCCAGATCAGTTTCCTTGGTGCACCATCACTAGGGACGTTAGCCCAGTCTGCATCGTGGTGGCTTGGTCGCCAGTTATCTATTGCTGTCACACCTTCTAACGGTGCATTAAAGCCAGTGTTTTATGGTCGCGTGTACTCGGTCAATTCAAGCCCAGTAGATCAGAACGCAGACCTGCTACTTATCACTCTAGGTTTACAGTCACCAATGGCAGACCTAGGCCAATACCTAGTCACTAATAATTTGCCAGCACAAACTGAGACTGTACGCCTCAACGCTTTACTGGATGATGCCTACGATGTTTCGTGGCTTGAGGTTGCCCTCAACTTGGCTTGGGATGATCTGGACCCAACATTGACTTGGGCAACATACAATCCTTTAACACCAGGTATGGGCTGGGACCTAGCCACTATCCACGACATGATTCCATACGTTGCAGAGAACGCTCGCATCGATGATGTACTAACCGAAATGGCTATGGGCACTGGCTCATTCTTTGGAGACAATCTTTATCTTGACGGTTCAAACCAAGATGCTTACCAACTGTATTACACCTTTGCGGATGCTTACCTTGACCCTTCAGACTTTAGCCTTGACTTAGAAACCTCTGCACTGTTTGAAGGTTTGCAAGCCAACATGTCACTGGCAGATATTTACAATTATGTCGAGGCCACAAACGGCACAAACACCAGATCATTTAGCGCACCGGGCAGCATCGAAACCTATTCACTTCGCAAGCTGCTGATCGACACACCTTTCTCCAACGTAAACGACATCGATACCTTGGTTGCTAATAAGGCTGTCGGGCGATCTGAACCCATCCAGTCGCTGTCATCAATCACTGTCGATTACGACCTTATCTCTGACTCAAAGCGCATCCCGTATGTGGGTCAAAAAGTTATTGTGAACCTAACAAATGTCCCTGCTAGTTTCGGTGGAGATCAGGTTTACATTGTTCGAGGCATGACCCTGTCAGTCTCTTACTATCATGCTGAGGCAACTTGGAACGTT